ACCAAAGTCATGGTCTGTCTCACGTCTGCCATTCTTAGCTGCTTGCTTGATAGCTGACTGCCTGTTGAAGATACCACGTTCACCTGACTTACTGTCGTACAATGACAGCCACTCACGCATGAATGTACCCATCTCTGGCTTTACTTTGTATGCCACAGAGTTATTAGCCAACGCACGTTGTCCTTCATACTCCCACCACTTACCTGACTTAGCGTGAGCCATCTGGTCATCGTTAAGATTAGATAAGCTAATGAGTGCAGACCTACGTACTCCACCTACTACTACCACTTCACCAATCTTACACATGATGTCGTGACATTCAATTGGATAGAGCCTACGACCTGCCGCACCCTTAAACTTCTGTACAACAAACTCAAACAACTCAACCAAGGGTTGTGGACCTGATGCCCTGCCGCCAAATGTCTTGAGCCTAGCACCTGCAGGGCGTACATCAGATACATCCCATGCTGGTATCTGACCTATGTATAGCATAGCAATAAGTTCTTTCAGTGACTTTGCCCAGCCGGGTCTGCTATCACCAACTTTGATAATGGTATCTGTACGATGAAAGTCTTCCGCTACGGTGGGTAGCTTGTCTATACAGTGGCGTTCAACGCTAAAGCCTACCCCTGTACCACACATGAGTATATACATGGTCTCATCGAAAGCACGAGGGCTATCTACAGGCACGTATGAACAGTTATATCCACCTACATGACAACGGTCTAGGGCTGGTCCTGACGTCATCAATGCTCTCATGCTAGGCATGACACTCTGGTTGAGTACAGCCTCTTCTAACTCACCTCTCAGTGAATCAGATAGCTTATAGTTGTGACTATCACGTAAATGCCTAGCCATATAATCAAAGTATCTAGCGACAGTTTCACTCCATGTCTCCCTTCTCTGTTCATCTTCTTTCCATCGTGCGTATCGGGAAAGAGCAATAAAGTTTTGGTAGTCTGTTGGTAATTGGTTGCTTATCATTTCATTACTCCATAATAGTTCTAATTGTTCTTATGTCAGCACCGTCTACATCATAAAAGTATTCACGTATGCCATCTTCTATTTCTTCACCAACCTGCCCATCAGCAGGTACAGGATACTCTTCTTCATCTACGTCTATAGTAATAAACAGTTTAACTCTTGCCATCTGCCATCACCTCTTCACGTAGTCTTTCTAAATACCAATTAGCTTTATCTAAATCTTCCAGCGGCTTTGATTTGTAGTCAAATCTCCATAGATACTTCATTATATTGCCTTGTAAATAATATTTAAAGTTAGGTCCAAGCATAGCTTGAATAGCCGCTATACATTCAATACCCGATTGATTATAGTGTGGTGGACTGTTGACCATATCAAGCACATTACCACTATAGGCTTCTTTACCTGCTTGCTCTAGTGCATCTGACTGTGCTGCCGCCTGTTTCATATACTCCTCATGTCTAGTCATGCTGAACCTCCTGTCTTTGAATTAAAGTTTAAGTGTATAATATTACCATCATATGTTCTTTCTACACCTGCTTCTTCCTCTAATTCTATATCAATATCTATATCTTCGTCAACATAATTTATTACATATTCATGTGCTAATTCTCGTAACTCCTTGCTCTCTTGCATGAGAGGCACAGAGGCACACATCATTTTACAAAAGTGCATTAGCTGTTCATAATCCTCATCATCAACAGGGTTGTCAGGGAAAGCCATAACGGATATATCAACTTCTCCTGTCCATTTGCCATCATCATTAGCAAATGGTCTTACTCGTATAACAAAATCCTCATCATTTATATTTTCTCTAATTCTTTCTATGTCCATAGCTTTATCTCCTTTTTACCTTAGTCCCATTAAACTTAATAAACTTACTATGCTTATTCTTTCCTTTCTCTTTTAACCAATCCTCTGGTATGATTCTGTCATAGTAACGAAAACCATGTTTAATACACCAATCGGCGTAAGAAGATTTAGCACCTTTATTTAACTTACATCTACTATTAGTAAACACAAAGCGGATGTCAAGTTTAGGATGTTGTTTTTTTATTGCCTTATGCTTACGTCTATCTGCAGCAGTGAACCTGCCTTTAGTCTCAATAATAATACCGTTGTCAAGAATAAAGTCTGGAGTGTAGGTACGGTAGGCTAGGTCTTCCCATTCAATCTTTATCTCCTCATACATGAACTTGTGATTGCGTTCCTTCAGATAGATTGAAACTGTATGTTCTAGCCCACTGCGATACCCATGCTTTATTGCTGCTCTCTTAGCTTTATGCAGCAATTACATCTCCTATGTAAGAAGTTATAGGTGGATTCTTAGCCTGTGACTTTACTGCTGCTCTCTCTGTTAGATCACTCCAACAATCAAACCTATAAGAGCAAAACTTGCAACTAGGATTAAGTACTTTATTACCTGTCTCCTTTCCTCTAAACTTTTCTGGTATTGGTTGAAAACACTTTTCAAATTTATTCTCCTCTACTGTTTTTACTGTATCATTAATTTTCTTAACCTCTGTATCAAGATCAAGACCTGTAGCTGGTACATACTTAAACGCACCGTTAGCTTTATTAACTACCCACCAACCGCCTACTTTTTTACCAGCGGCTTTAGCGTAGCCAGCTAACTGTCCTATGTACCCAAATCCATCTCCACTGGCAAGAGTATCATAGGATTCAAATTTGTTTCTATATGACCAGTCTGAAGCTGATTTAATATCATCGACAGCATCGTTAATGACAATATCATATGAGCCATTAACAGTAGTGTTCCCACAATCAAGGCTAACCTTTTCACTATCTTCATATTTAATCCCCGCCTCTTTAAGCACTCCCTTGAAGACAGCTTCAACGATGTCTCCAAGCATCATGTTCATCATAAATGTATTTGGGAAAGGTAATGCTGCCTCTGGTTTATTCTTTTCATACCAGAGTTGGCAAGTGGGACGACCTACATTGGACATTCGTATTCTAAAATCGCCCCTCTTTTTACCACTACCAAACTGTCTGCGCATTGCATCAGCAACATCATTAGCTACTTGCTGAATGGTATCTTCGGAGATAGTGCTGTCACCTTTGACAGCATTCTCCATGTACTGATGTAACGCTAGTTCAGCAGGATGGTTCATTAAGCTGCATCCTCATCATCTAACTCAATGTCCACCAGACCATCAACTACATCAATGTCATCTTCTTCCATACGTGAGTTAGCTTTCTCTGCCCACTGGTTGATGATGTAACTATTGTAGTTGTCAATCCACGCCATGAAGTCACCAAACAAAACCTGATCTTCTTCTGTCAGATCAATAGTATTGGATACATCAAGTGATGCCACAGGCACGTAGTACGATGCGCCAGTTGGTATCTTGCGTTCTGCTGTATTAGCAGTAATGATGTGTTGAGGTGGCAACCTCTGCATCTTAGCCAGTGAAGCAAAGCTGTTTCCAATCTCCTTGAAAGCATCACGGTTATCAATCTCCCAAATAAATGGAGTAGGCTCCACATCCACTTTCTCTCCTTTATCATCTGTAGGATTAACCAACTCAACAACGCCCTGTACAACACGTACACGTTTGATCTGCTTAATCAACTCCTGCATCTTCTCAGGCAAAGCCTTGAAGTCTTTGATGTAACCTGCAGGTTTACCGCAATTAAAGCCACCATCATTATCCTTCAGATCAGATTCCATCTTACTGTCATCTGTCATCAAACTCTTGATGAAACGATTAGGAGACTTAGCATCACCCATAACATAACGCTTATACATGAAGCGTTGTAGGAATGGACGCATCTTTATACCAGAGGCATAGTAAGTCGGGCCATCTGGAATCTCTAGCTTGTATGCTCCACCTTCAATTACTTCTACATTAACATTCTTACCGTTAACTTCAGCAGTACCCATGATAGGTGAGTGATGAATGCGTAATCTAGCTAACTGACTAGATTTAGATGATCCTGTAGTCTCATTTGAAGTACCCATAGCCTTTGCCATAGCTGCATAATTATTTGTGTCTATTGTCATTAATTGTGTCATACATTTCTCCTTTGTTTTCTGCGAATGAGCCATAGTTATATCACGCCACGTCTTTAGTGTCAAGCCAATTCGGACCTATTTTTGCTTCTAAAAGTAGCGGAACATTAAAATTTATTGCCCATCTCGTATTGATTATATTAATTAGTTCCTCGTTAGTGTCTTCTATTATACTGATTACCTCAGTTTCTTCGTCAGGATGCACGTCAATTACAATACTGTCGTGAACTGTATTTACTATGCAAGAATTTTTACCTCGCAAAAGGTATTCTATATGCAATAAACACAGTGGTACAATATCTCCTGTAGCAAATCCCTGTACGGGGTAGTTCTTTATCTGTGTAAAATGAGACACTCTACCACTAGCCCGTCTTTCAACATCAGGAAAAGAATACTCACGTCCTGATGGTGCAACTATTTTAGATGTAGTCAAAGCCTCTTTAGCCAGTCGGGAGTGCCAAGCTGCGACCCCTTTGTATTTTTCGTTGAAGTGTTCGTAGTAGGCAGCTTCGGCTTTTGTTCTTCCGAATCCTGTTGCCCCGTAAAGGGGCGCAAATGTGTGTGCTTTTGCATCCTGTCTATTCGTAGGCTGACCAGCTTCACTAATAACTTTAGCGGTGTATGCGTGTACATCAAATCCAGTAGAAACTTCTTCAATTGCAACTCCATCTTGTGATAAATAAGCAGCAGCACGAAACTCTAGCTGCGCAAAGTCAGCTTCAAGTATCTTGCCACCTTCAAATCGGGACACAAATACTTTCTTAACAGGAAACGTGCCGCCACGTGGCATATTCTGCATATTAGGATTAGCACCCGACAGCCTACCTGTAGCTGTACGATGCTGTAGTAAACTAACGTGTAGTCTACCATCTTCTTTAGTGTGCGTCTTTATGCCATCAACAAATGATGACAGGTACGTATCAATAGCTGATAACCTTCTTACCTTAGACAAGAAGTCTACTGCATCATCCATGCCTTTAGACTTAGCACCTGCCTCAAGTAACTCAAGGTTGCCCTTGCTGGTAGTAAAGCCATTAGCACTAGCCCACTTAGATGTAGGTGGCTTGAACTTAAATCCAGCCTGAACATCAGTAGGATTAAACAAGAAGCCAGCAGTATCACAAGTAGGACACTTGCTAGGCTTTGCAAATGGATCGCCATTCTTTTTAGTCTTACGTATATATCCACTGCCGTTGCACGTGGAACACTGTACTGCATTAGTCCTGTACAATCTTTGTGTACGTGTGGCAACCATCTGTCTAAATTCATCATCTGGCATATAAGGATCAACCATAGATGCCCAATCACTTTTATCAAGAACCTTGCGACCATATATAACCCACGACAATTGCTCTGGACTGTTAAGATTGATAGGAGTGTCACCCATAACCTTACGTACATGAGACTGTAAGTCGGTGGTAAGCTGTAGTTTTTCGACCTCAAACTCATCACGAACTTCATCTAACTTAGATAAGTCAACAGCAAATCCTGTCTGATATATTTTAGTCAGGCACTTAGCAACTCTGTTTGTAAGTCTGACAGTAGACAACAGGCCGGAATCTTCTGGTGTATTAAGACGATACCACAACTTATCTGCAAGCTGTTGTGTTGCGTGAAGGTCAGCGGATAGATACTCAGTCAACTCATCTAGTGGAATATCACGTGTGCTGTATCCCTTCTTAAAGTATTCTTTCAATGTATCCTGCTTTTTAGTATCCAACTCGTATCGTTCTGCACAAGCCTGTAAAGATAGCGGCTCTTTAACACCACGCTGCAATACATATTCAGCAAGCATAGTATCAAACACAGGCCCGTCATACTTGAAACCTGACTCCCATAGCCATAGCAAATCATATGCTGCGTTGTGGCATATTAATACAGTAGCATTATCTAAAAACCATTGCACACGATCACTATAGTCACGCCCACTAATATGCTCTTCATGGTCAAATGGGAAGTGCTGCTCCACACCTTGATCTGTAAGTACACCAACCATAGTCAATGAGTTAGTAGGCTCAAATGGGTCTAGGTGCATCTTACCGTCACGATGTGTGACTGTATTCTCTACGTCTAATGTTAGCTTCATGCTGTATACCTCGCTGTCTGATATTCCAATTGACAGTGTACACTACCATGCCAGCCCGTCAACTTATTTTTTACTACGTTGAGGTGACGTTCAATATCTTCTTCATCCTGTCCTTGTACTGGTGGGTTCTTAGCTATCAATATCATCAAGTCAGCTTCAGCAGCCTTACCTGTACGTGAACCTTCCATCATGGACTGATTAAGTATAACCTTACCTTCTGCTTCTGCAGATAGCTGAGACATATAGAACATTGCACATTCATACTGCTTGGCAATCATACGAGCATGAACTGCATTAGCTTTTAGTGCTTCATCTAGTCTTGCAAATCCACCTGTCTTAGCAAACTTATCACCCATATCCAATAGAACTATGTCTGGCTTGTATGCCTTGCATACACTCTCAACCCAATTCATGTCACGTCCTGTAGCATCCTTGATCTTGATACGTTCCTTCACTGGTGCATACAAGTCACGTGCCTTACTTGGGTTAGCCTTTACCTCTTGCATAGTCATGCCTGTAGCTGCAGTCAAATATCTTGCACCCACACGATGATAACCTTCTTCATTACATAAGATAATACAGTTAGCACCTTGATGGGCAAAGCCGCCCGGACTAGCAATTAAGCTGGCATGAAAGGATGTCTTACCTGTGTTGGGTCTAGCACCAATCTCAATCAAGTGACCAGCGTTAACACCTTCTACCTTACGCACTAAGCTAGGTATATTGAATGTCCATCGTGCCTCAAGATCATTACGTGCAAGCAATGTCTCCAACTCTATATCATCCCATTCTATATTTAGATTAGGTGTAAAGTCATCACCATATTGCTCAAGCATTTGACGTAGTGGCTCAAGACTAGACTTATCACCATTCACGTAGTCAAAACCTAAGTTGGCAATGTCCTCTCCAATAACTTGCTGGAACAGTTTAGATAACACCTCTTGTGCTACATCACTACCCATAGGCTGCTCTCTTTTGATCTGACCAAACAAGCTGGTATATGATGCTTTCTGCGCTGTAGTCAACGTAGGATTGTTAGCCATGAACAAAGCCTCAATCTCATCAGGCGTTACAGTACGTTCATACCTGTCCATAGCTGCGTCAATAGCTTTCTTAATTTTACGCACGTCTGAACTAAACAATCGGTCAGGGCAACGAGAACCACGATGATCCTCATAAAACTCCTTGTCCATTAAACTTCTAATTAGTGCTAATTCCATTTACATTCTCCATATCTGTCGGGTTACGATATTTTAAGTCATCTGTTAAACGTAGTACACGAACATCGTTCACGTGTCCACGTAATTCTTTTGCCATAGCTAAAGTCTTCGGTAAAGCATCGGGGTCTAATGCTATGACTGCTGTCGAGAACTGTGCAAGATACCTTTTATGCGATTCTTGCAGAGATGTTCCAAGAAGCGCAACCCCGACAAAGTTACCGTAACCAACAACGGCTGCACTTACACAGTCCTCAACAACTACTGCGACTTTACCACAACCAGCAGTATAAGGCAAGCCACTTTTTCCATATCTTTTCCATTTAGGTAGACGATGTTTAGATAATGACCTGCCTGTAGCATCCACAATCTTACCATCGTGCATGACAGGGAACACAACACGGCTCTCCTTTACATCATACATCAAACCTAATTTATCTTTATCTAATTCCCACATATCACACCATCTGTTCATATATAAATTGTCACGGTGTGGTACTATGTATGTTGGTAGTTCAAACGTATCCATTGCGAACTCCTTACTGCCAGCAAAGCCAGCCTTTATATCCTCTACAGATAAATGTACACGTGTGCCACCTGATATACCACAAGAGACTTTGTAACAATTCCATACAAGACTACCCATATTGTTGGTAGCCGTAAATGTTTTATATCCCTTACAGTTAGGACAGTTCATTCTTTTAGTCTCACCATTACTAAGACCTAAATCACTTACTATGTTATATATATTATTCATGTAATATCACTTTCCTTTGCGGCAGTTGAATGCTTATATCACGAGTTCTTACGTGCTGTCAAGGCATTATTTGCACTGACATATGTATTTTTTAGATAAGGCTTAACCGATTGTGGGTTAGCGTGTCCTGTAACCGACATGATTTGTCCTATTCCCACCTCTGCATCAACCATTTCTGTTACACCTGTACGCCTCAGATCAGACAGACGTAAATCTTTTGACAAACCTGCATCATCCATCAGCTTACGTGCGTGTAGAGGCAGTTTATACATAGAGTACGGCTCGTATACACCTCTATAGGATACTGGTCTAGGTGCTACATACTGCTGAAAGCCAAAGTCCTGCTCTTGTTGTATAAGCATATCAAGTAAGTCATCATCAATAGGCAACTCAACCTGTGCATTTCGTTTAGATTGTTGTATAACTACACGTTTCTTTTCAAAGTCTATCACATCCCATGTCAGCATCCTCATGTCACCTACTCGCTGACACCATTCGTATGCCATGTGAGCAATTAAACCTATGTTACGTGTGCTAAAATCGCTGTACGCAGCGTCTAGCAGTTTTCTAACATCCCCCTTCGTCCATACTACCTTACGGGGCTGTGTGGCTCTTCTACGTACCGTAGCGAATGGATTGATGTTACAGTGTTCCATTCTTACAGCGTAGTTGAACACCATTCTAGCAGTAGCCATGATGTGATTAGCAAAGGATATACCACGATCACACCACAAGTCATAGGCTAACTTGGCTTGCTTGGTGGACAACTGACTAACATCCACCTCGCCAAGAATTATATCATCAATAGATGTAGTCATAACATTACCCAAACAATACTTATAGTGTGCTTTAGTTTCATCCCGCAAGTTCTTGAAATCGTGAGATAAATAGTATTCTTCAGTTATCTTTTTAAGTCTCATCTAAATTAACTCCTACTTTATCTGTATCTGTGTATAGTTTTCCTTCATATAATGCAGCTACTTTTATTCCTACTTCTTTTTGTTTGGCTGTAGTTTTTCCTGCGTATATTCGTCTTGTTCCATCTTTTCTTGTACTAACTAAAATAGTTTTGCTATCATAAAGAGTGATTTCATTAGTCTCATTATTAAAGGTAATGATGTCAATCAATCCTGTACATGATATATTTTTGAATACTTCCAAGCCTTCTTTAAGAAGGAAATGACATAGTTCCATTTCACTTATATCACCTTTCCTTTTGTCTGAAAACTGCATCATTTCTTTTTGTTCCTTTTCGTTTGCTTTTTACTGGGTTGCCATAGTGTTGCCACACGTGCTGATATATACACTACTGTGGGATAAGATGAGGTAGAAAACCTCACCTTTCTTGTGTTTGATGTATTTGCATTTTTCATGCTGCAACAGCCATGAACTGTGGTGACTTGATCCAGTTAGCTACCTCAACTTCACGCATGAACAGAGACTTAGACTGCGTGTCACTGCCAGTATTGCGTAGAGCAAAACCGTTACGTTCATCTGCATACGTTGCATAGTTAGTAAAGGCAGAGTACAATGCCCACAGATTACGTCCACGTGTAGCTACTTCCTGATTATATAAGCCATACATCTTCTCTGACTTACGATCTGACTTCATTATACCTTCAAGCATAGCCTTAACATCTACGTGCATGAGGCTAGTGTTAGCCCAGCGTTGCATCTGTTCTGCCTGTGCAGTGAAGTCCTGTTGTGACTTGTGTAGTTCAGTGATGAACCTGTCGAGGCTAAAGTTACTGGTGTTCTTACGCATAACTTTACTGTGATCTCCTGTGATCTGCCCATTGAGACAGAAGAAGTCGATAGCACCAAAGATAGTCGTATTAGAACACGTGCCGTTGACACCATGCAAAGCAATAATACGCTTCATCAACGTAGTCTCATGCTTGTCAGTAGTAATCTTAGCTTTCACGTTAGGCAAGGTCATGTCCATCATAGCCCAACCATCTTTATGTGCGCTACGCCACTTGATCTCTGCACCTTCCATGTCATGTTCAGACAGTGTTTCAGTAGTCGTGTCCATGACATTGCGGAAGAAGTCACCATGATTAGCACACGTAAAGCCGTTGCCTACGATACCAATATAGTCACCTGTATTACTATTGATAACATACTTCTTGTCATCAACTTTAGTTGGCTCAAACTCAACATTGAAGTCGAGGTGTTCTGGGATATATTCTAGCATAATAATTCTCCTATCGTTAATTGATACTGTGTTATATATTATATTTTAGCAAATGTCAACCGTGTTCACGCACATCAAAGTTAAATTCGTGACGCAACCTGTCTTTTGCATCTGCTAATTCCTGCAGGTCATAGGCAGTAACAGCCTTGATGCCACCTAAGTCTGGGTACATGGCAGTGTTTAGTATCTCATCCACCAACTCATATACCTTGATGACAGCAACCCGCTGGTCAAGAGACAGCTTGGCTATCCTGTTCCTACGATTGATGCGTTCCTTTTCACGCTGCGCTGCCCAATACTCTATGCGTTCATCTTGTGTCATGTTCTCTAGTTTTTTTGGCATATCTATTCTCCTATGTTTATTACTAAAGGTTTCTTCATCCAGAATGGTTTGTCTCTACCCTTGTTATATCTAGCGAAACTACTCTTGTCAAGTGTATAGAACGCACGATATGCAACGATAGGCCAATCCTCATTGGTCTTGCAGTCATCGTGTTCACTGAAGCACTGTGGATGCGGTGTTATAAAGTTAGATACATCGGGTATATATTTTTCTGCCTCAACCAGTGCATCAAAGTGACGCATAGATACATGGCCTTTGTTAATAACCCACTTGCCATTTTCTTTGCGTTCAGGATAACGCCACAGGTACTCATCGTGCATAGCCTTCATAAGACGTACAGCAAACCTGTAGTTGATGCGGGTTTCCCTAGCCCATATAGTACATGGGTGGTTCTTGTAGGCTATCTTGTATAGGCCAGCTTCCTCTGCAAACTCAGGCGCATGGATACGTACAGCAGTGTTTAGCATCTGTGCTTCTTCCAATACCATCTTGCATATGTGCTGGTCACATAGCTGCTGGGCAATAGCCTCTGGTGTTTTGTCAATGATAAATCTATTCATGCTCACCGCCGTTACCTCTGCCTAGCCCACCGAAATACTGTGGCTTACGCTTGGCTGTTTCAAATACACCTGCCGTAATAAACACACCTGCTATCAGCAAGGCGTGTGCTACGGCACTGATACCAAACACAACGATGCTACCCATCCACATACTGAAGATGATGCACCACATCCATGCTAGTATCTGCATGATTAGGTGACGTGTATTTGTGTCAGGTATATTGGATAGTGGGTTGCGTTTACTGTCCATGATTAGGTTGTATGCTTTAATCATTCACTTATCTCCTTTCAATATATCTCTTACATCAATACAAAAGCATTGCTGTTTAGGATAATCAAAGCCACGTTCTGTCGCTGCCACATGACAGGCAGACAGGTACTCATGGCTAGACCATATCTCTAGGTGTATCTCCACTGGTGTCAGCGTACCCATGCAAGCTAACACCATACCAGCTATCTCATTCATCGTCAATCTCCTCAAAGTTATACTCTATATCTGTTTCACCTTCACTTAGCCACGGTAGTATCTCTACATAACTATGACTACCTGACTGCACATTATACAGATTAGCATCAGCCCAATGAAAACCGTTAACTGGCCTGAAGTTACTTACAGGATTATCAAATATAGATTCGTGTGTTAGCTGTTCCCACATATCATAGCCACTACACACTAAATCATCACCGTTGCATGAATAATTACCCTTACCATCTTTTCCTTTTTCCTTACAATCTACTTCAAAATCACGTTCAAAAACAAAACGAACTGTTATAGTTTTTTTATGCATCATCTTCATCCTTTACAAATAATTCTTGTGGTATCTTATCCCACTCCTCACGCCTGATACGCCACTTGTCGTGCTGTACTGGTGTGCATAGTCTCACCCACTTCCAGCCTACCACTGCCCATACAAGACGTGTGCCGCATACTGGATAGCGTGTATCGTAGAAGTCACACCGATACAACTTGGCATCAGCCCATGTTGCCTCTAGTGGTCTGGGTGTTATAGGTTTAATGCTTTCGTAATTCTTAGCTTGGTACTCGTACAGCATGTCATCACGCTTACGCACTAAGCCATCCCAAAACTCTTTGTCTATCTGCATATCAATGCTCCTTTAATGCATCCATTACTAGGTATATAACTATAGCCAAGCCTACCACCAGATACCCAATGATGAACAGGTCATCCATGCCCATATCAGGCATCTGGTTTTGTACGCACAGGATTGTGTTACAGTCAAGCATTACCCATACTTCCTTTTCCAATGCTTATTCATTGCTCGTACCTCTACACTATTAACATCAAAAACGCTATCGGTAATATGTACCTTCATAGATTTTTCTTGTTGTCTGTCGCGTTGCCATTGTGGTGCTTTACTGCTCACCTTTTTGATACGCATCTTTCTCGTGTTTACTCGCATCTTTCTCATCCTTTTGTCTATTGTGTGAACCCTTACCCTTGTTGGGCTTGAAGGTTTGTGGCCTACGATTATTAGCTGTTGCCACTGGATTATGTACTCGTGTTATGCGGCTATTCATGTGCTTACCCTTTCAGTAATTTCTTACCTGAGTATATAACACACAGAATAGATGATGTATATAGTAGTAATTCAATCGGTGCAGTGCTGTATAATAATTCTGGTAGCATTAGCGTGAAACCTGCAATGCCTACACCAAATAAAAATAGTTTTGCTATCATGTCAGTCATTTTTACACTTCTCCCCTGCTTTTATCTCAAGCAGTCTTATGGTTGCGTATCGTGCCAATTCCTTAGTCATGTATGGCCTGAATACTCTATAAACTTGTTGTGCTTTAGTCATATGTACCTCTTTAGGTTTGGGTGCAATGCCCACTTTGTCAAGTGGACACTGCGTTGTTTTTAACTAGGCTGCTGCATTCTTCTTAACAAACTGGCCTTTTTCGTTACGTTGGCGGTCTAGGTAGTTGTGACGCCCTGACATTGAGCCAATGGGCTTGTTGTAACGTGTCATGCCATTCTTACCGTTGCTATCTTGGCGGTGAAAGTAAACCCTGCCAGTGTAAGTTGGAACGATGTTGTTTACGTTTGTTTCGAGGATTTTTTGAACAGTCATTTTCTTATCTCCTAAGATTGTTTAAGTTTTGATTATGGGTAGACAGTACACCCAAAAATTTTATCTGTCAAACTTTATTTTGTATCTAGGGGCAATCCATTGTGACAACCCATTCCTGATGGCTTAAACTGCCCCTAGAACTTTGTTATATTTACTATGTCAAACAGCGCGTATGCGTTAGGCGTATTAGGTGCAGGTTATTTCTGGGTTTAACCAGCCCGACAACCTGCTATCGGGTATATGGTTATTTCTAATGAGGGCTAACCATACCCACCAGCGTCTTTATTTTATAGTCGTTTGCTGGCTTAACCACGTTAATCGTTCGACTTAGGCGCGACTAGCTGACGTTGCCGAAGCGGTTGCAGTCCTAGTCTGATATCGGGGTTGTCTCGCTTGCTAGGCAGTGGCGGCTCGTCATCCGATAAGTATTAAATAATCAATGCATCAAATAATGTCAATAGGCGTTAGGCATTTTTTTGTGATACCTAGCACATTGCTCATTTGCTTTTGTGATATGTTCATTTTTCAAAATCCTTTTTTGTTGTCCTGTATTAGATATGGGTATTGTTTTTGCATATTCAAGACCCATGCCGAAATTTTATTTTATTTATTTTCTGCCAGCCATGCCATAGCCGCGCCTTTTATCATGTTAGTGTATTTTATGGCATAACCTGTGCCAGCATCTAGATCAGACTTTGTGATTAGATGTTTATGCATATGCTCCACATTATCCCATTCAAAAAGTAATCGCTTGCAAATCTGGTCATATTGGTCATCAGTCAAAACTTGCGCATCGGCATGATAGTATAGATAAGATGACATTAGGTAATAAGGTACTAGCCTATTAGGTGATAAGTTTTGTATGTCCATTGCTTAAACAATCCCGTGTAATTCGCGCCACGCTGTCCACGTGATAGCTTGTAATTGATAAGGCATTAAATCAAGATCACGTGCCGCGTCGTAGTATGCTTCCTGCAATGCGCGGTATTCACGAACGCCTATGTTTGTACGATCATCAGTTAAACCTACACGTTCATCATAGGCTATGTTTCTTGCATGACCATCAATAGTAACGTTAAATTCTCCCATGATATCCATGAAAAAAGACGTAATCTTTTGACCATTGAGCATGGTTTTTGCCGTGTCATAATCCGGTATATCCTGCAAAATTGACCATGCCTTTTGTTTCATCTTGTGATATGTCGATACTTTTATGCTTTCCATTGCATCACCTGCAATAAATCCTGCAATAAGATCATCAGCATTTTGCAGGTTTCTAGCCCATTTATTGTTAGGTGATAATGCGGCAATAACAGCAACAACAATATAAACAGGCATATCGTGTTTAATTGCTATCACTTGCGCTTGTTCTTGTGCGTTTTGATACCATGCCATGCCAGCATCAATTTGTGTTTGTGATGATGCCTTAAACATTGCCTTAATGTTTTTAACAGCGATCTTGTGTGAAACCTGTGTGTAAACTTTTTCCATTGGTTTAAATCCTTTATTGGAATTGAACATAATGCTTAGATAAGTATCAATTACCATTATTCAATAGCACAATCAAAAATAAATTTTTTTATTTGTATTATATAAGTGTAGATAGGGGATATCATGCACGGCCAATTGATCCGGTGTACTTTTTCCACAATCATTCATTTGTGCTATCACTTTAAAACGTCAATTGTTGTGATATCTCTTTACGTTATCAATTTAATGTCAATTAAAGCAATAAATTCAATAGTTTATCAGCAATTCTGCCAACAAATGATTATTTTTCGCCAATTCTGGGACACGATATTGTTTTTTGAGGGTACGGGCGGGGGCCACGTGGGGGGTACTGGTATATATGTACATAGAAACCCACAGATCAGGAAAATAGAGTGTTAACCACAAGGGCAACAGTCCACTATATATGCTCAAGTAATGTGCAATATGCCTAAAAAATAGGCAACTAAGGTGGGCATAGGGACTATTTTATAAATATAGGTAAAAGGGGGTTGACAGACATAGAAAATTCTGGTATAATTACTTATAACTAGAACACACTAACAATGTACACTAAAGTGTTTATTACTTAAACTATAAATACACTTAAATAAAGCACTTAAATGAAATTATATTTTTATTGCTAATACACTAAAGTGTAACACCTAAGTGACCCCCTCATATATAACTAATATCTGTGCCTAATAAAGAAAGTTCTTGACAATGGCAAAGAAATCTGTAAAACTATACACAGATAATGTACTTGATGCATTCTATGATGCTATCCGTACCAATACACTAGACCGTTTGCACATACCGCACAGCGATGTGTTCTATGTGCGTAATGCATTGGAGACTAGGTTTACCCCACGAACCTTCACATTAAAAGAAACCGAAGATTACATGAGACTTGAGGGATGGAAAGAACGAGATGAGTGATGGACTTCTATACCTTTTTTGTCTTCTTCTCCGTAATCGTAACACCAGACGGAGAAATTAAGTCATTCTCTAAACACGTGGAACAATGTCCTACGTGGGAGATTGTAAAAGAGTTACACGAACCTAAAGTAGATGCAGGTGAAATAGTAGACTGGGGTGCTACGTGCTTAGAGACTAAGCTACCGTTAAAAGCACCACCATCTGATGATGCAGTACCTACTACGCCCCCTGTACCTTTAGATAAACCTAAAGCTAAAGGATTAAGCACATAAAATGGCTATACCCGAAAGAGTAAAGACAAAGATGAAGGAAGAGGGGCTGTCTGGCGTTAATAAGCCAAAGCGTACTCCTAATCATAAAACTAAGTCACACTGCGTAATGGCTAAAGAAGGCGACACATATAAATTTATTCGCTTTGGACAGCAAGGCGTTAGTGGTGCTGGAAAGAATCCTAAGTCAGCGAAGGATAAGGCACGTAAAAAGTCCTACTATGCACGTCACGATGCACAGGGAAAACCGACCAGCAAGCTGTCAGCGAAGTATTGGTCACATAAAGTTAAATGGTAGTATAGGAGATATACCAATGGCTAAGTCAGGAAGAAATAACCCACGTACCAGTGGAACTAAGAGAACAGGTGGAGATACTGCAGGTAGTATTATCGGTAATCTATTACTGTTCGCTGTTCCCGGTGTAGGTTTGATTAGGGTAGCTATGACAGCTAAAAGAGCAATCCAAGCTATTCGTGCTATGAAGGGTGCAAAGAAGATTGCTAATCCTACTGCTGCACAGATTAAAAATGCAAAGCCGCCATCAGCATTACCTAAACCTAAGTCGGGTGGTACAACACAATTAACATCTAAGCCTAAAGGTGATGTAATATCTGGTACAGCTAGAGAAGTAAAGCCGGGTACATCTGTAGTGCCTTCAGGTAGTCGTGCAGTTAAAAATCCGGGTACGGGTGTTCAGCGTGTAGTCAGGATGAAAGACAAGCCTAAAGAAATGAAACAGGCGCAACGTGCAGATAAACGTGTTACAGGTTCAGCAGCAAAGCCTAAGAAGAAAAGTAAGGCTCTCCGTAACACACTTATCGCAGCCGCTGCTCTTGGTGGTGGATACTTAGCTACACGTGATGGTGATAAGACACCCTCTGCATCTACACCAACCAAACCCACACCTAAGAAAGTAAGTACACCTAAGTCAAGACCTACACGTAAGAATCTAGGTACTGTGACAGCACGTAAGGTAACACCACAGAAAGATGCACCAGCTAAGAAAAAACCAGAGACTAAGAAAGCTGCACCATCTAAAGTTATCAGTGCGGGTTCAAATACAGGTTTTGGTCCTAAAGGTAACATCTTTCCCGGTAGTTCTGAAGAACGTGCAGCATATATGAAAATGTACGGTGGTACTGGTTCAGCCGCTGCAAAAGCTGCAGCAGCAGGTAAGCAGGGTGATATGAAAGCAGGTCGTGCAGCGGTAGATGCTGCTAAAAAGAAACGACTAAGTAAAAAGAAGGATTAAGTAATGAGACCTAGCGAAGCACAGAAGATTTTAGAGAACCCAGAAGACCATACAGTTCAGGAACGTAAAGACGCTAAAGCAGTAATGGAAAAGGTAGGTTCTTTGGGTCAAGATAAAACCACACCTCTTAAACGAGGTCATGGTGGTGATATACCCGGTAAGAAAAAAGGTAAAGTACCTGTAATAGCCATCTCCGTAGGTATGGCTGATATGCCTAAGAATGGTAAAGGCAAAACTAAAATGATGCGTGGTGGCATGGCTAATGGCAAACAACATATGTACGCAGCAGGTGGTTCAGTCACGGATAATGCAGGTCTACGTGCTTTGAAAAAAGCAAGCCCAGAAGCCTATAATAAAATTACAGGTAAGTAACATGGCTGTAACAGGCAAAAGTAAACCCAAGCGTAATTATAAAAGTGAGTACGCAAACTACCACAGTAAGACTGTACAGAAAGCTAATCGTGCTGGACGTAATGCTGCACGTGCTATAGCTAAAAAGAATGGTGCCAAAGTAGCAGGTAAAGACGTAGCACATAAGAATGGTAATCCTCGTGATAACCGACCTAAGAACTTAGCATTAAAAACACCAGCAAAGAACAGATCATACCCCCGCACAAGGACAGCAGGTAAACGCAATCCATATGCATAAGATAGAAGCTGACATACGAAAGTGGTCACATGAATTTCTTGAAGTACCTAATGAGAAACTTAATGGACTACCACCGTGTCCCTACGCAAAGCAAGCGTGGCTAGACGATAAGGTTGTATTCAGTATAAACACAGGGCTAGATGGTTTAGCTAAAGAAGTAGCAGACTTCAATGAACACGACTATGATATAGTTGTATGGGCTAATGAAGTGCTACCAGAAATGGAATACCTAGATGGATGGTGTGATGGTGTAAATGAAGCCATGTCCATTGCAGGTAAAGATATGCACCTTATGGTGTTCCATCCAGACTACGATGCTGAACAAGCAGGTCTGGACTTTTTAGTGGAAGAAGATGTAGTAGACGAAAGCCTTACCTACTGCATGGTATTTGTACAAAGGCTATCACCTTTAGACGATGCAGCACTAAGTCTGGAGAAGTCTGGGTATTATAAACACTTCCCTGTGGATGTGTTTCATTCATTAGTAATAGACAGAAGGAGACTACGAAATGAAGGGCAAAACTAAAATGGCGAAGAAGATGATGCGCGGTGGTGTAGCAGCTAAAAAGATGCGTGGTGGTGGAATGGCTAAGATGGCATCAAAGAAAATGCGTGGCGGCGGTGTCGCAGCAAAGAAGATGATGCGCGGCGGTATGGCTAAGAAAAAGAAATAATAAGCTAAAGGAGATAGGAGATGGTACGTGTCCCTAAAAAACCCACCACTAAAAAGAAAACCCCACAAGCTAGAACGAAAAAGAAACCGACTGGAAAGGTTAGCCTTTCGCAAGGGGGTGCGCCACAGAGCAAGTCGAGAGTTAATGAAGCTGGCAACTATACTAAGCCCACAATGAGAAAGCAACATTTTAATCGTATCAAAGCTGGAACTAAGGGTGGCAATGCTGGTCAGTGGTCTGCACGTAAAGCGCAGATGTTAGCTAAAGCGTACAAGGCTGCTGGTGGGGGATATAAATCTTAATGCCCCCACGTAATCATAAAGACTGGACAAAAGAACCTAAAGTAGAGTACATCAACTCTCTCATATACTCTGACCATAGTTTGTATGAACAAGAACTAGAAAACATATTCTCTAAGGTATGGGTTCCTATGTGCCACTCAAGTGAACTATCAAACTTGGGTGACTTTAGAAAGACGCAGATAGCATTGCAGAATGTCGTAGCTGTACGCTTTGAGAATGGTGCAGTAAAAACATTCCTTACAGATAAAGTAAAAGCACCTGCTGGCAATGACTTATCTTTAACATACCATTCAGGTAACTGGACTGAA